CAAGCGGTCGTGCGTATATTTACCCGACGGGCAGCGGTACAGGCTGTTGCTACTGATTTTATGGTCGGTAGCATGGTTGTTCCGCTGTCCAGTGAGGGAGGGCGTGCCAGTGCCCCCCCACAGCCCACACTGAAGGTGTGGTCCGCTCAGCATATGAGGCGGAGTGTCGAGTTGGTGGAAACGCCGACTCGCTATATGCTCCGTGATGAGTATGGTGACTGGGCTGACGTCATCAGTGAGGGTCGGTTCCAAAGTGCTCTGGAGCACCGGAGAGCCGAGGTAGATGAGGTCCTGACTGGGGAGGTCAGAGACTGGCGAATGGGTGTCGTCAATACACCCGCTGCCCGGGCAGCTTCACTCCTTCGCGGACGCTTCGGCGTCCGTACTCCATCAGCGGCTAACGTCCTGATGGGAGAGGCGTGGCTGCTTGAGAAGTGGTCAGAGGTCGACGGAAAGCGGTCGGCTTTGAGTGTTGGCGACTCTGAGCGCGCGTCTACTGCTGTGACGCTATGGCTAACACCCACGGTTGTGGATGAGGCGTTGTCCGTGCCTCATTTTCGCCGGGGGTGCTAACTGTATTCCCTGGGGTGGATCGTCCTTTCTGCGTTCCTGACGATGCACCTCTTATGCGAATGCAGAACGGGGTAGCACCCCCGAACGGACGTTCGAGTACGAGTATCACGACGGGGCTCTCCAGCTATGTCTTCCGCGTACATGCCAACACGATGAATAATCTCACACGTGGGTTCTGTACGCGGATATGGCGGTACAAAGGAGAGGAACCGGTAAGTTGCAAGAGCACTCACTTGACTAGATTTGAACGTGCATTCAGAGGATATCCGCTTAGTCCACTGAGTCGTATGCAAGTTGTCGAGAAGGCCTTGCCCCGCAGACGGAAGCTGTTGCTGGCAGCTGCGGAAAGTTTGCCACATAACCCCATCTCCGTGAAGGACAGCTATGTTTCAACGTTCATTAAAGCTGAGAAGTTTAATTGGACGTTGAAACCAGATGCCGATCCCAGATTGATACAGCCACGAACAAATCGATTTCTTGTTGAACATGGGACTTTTATAAAGGCTATAGAGGGCCATATATACAAGCAGTTGGGGAGGTTGCAGCGATCTCCGATGGTCGCGAAGGGATACAACGC